CGTGTTACTGCAGCTAACGCAGCTACCGGGGGTACGGTCAACGGCGCTCACATTTCGCTGTCCATCAACGGTTCTGGCACCATCTCTGGCGCTGGTAACGCTCTGCGCGTGACCCTTGGCGGAAGTTCAACCGCTCCCGGCGGCACGATCTCTGCAATTCAGCTCGACTCCGACTTCGCTTCTGGCGGATCTTGGTCTGGCGCTACCTACCTGCGTTGTACCAATAGCGGTACCGGTACGGTCGGGGCACTCCTTCGGGTTCCTGCTCCCGCTGTTGCAGGCGTGTTCCGTGCTGCAGTGGGTTCTCCCACCGTTACGCACACGATTCCCGTGATCAGCGATGACGGCACGACCTACTACATTATGTGTAGCACGGTTGCGTAATGCAGATAACGAAAGAGTTTCTTCTTTCGGAGGTCAAGAAAATGGAACAGCAACGGGACCATGCGCATGACGTGGCCGTTGCTGCCCAAGCCGCGATTGACGTGATGCAAGCGTTAGTTGATCGTCTTGATTTAGAAGAGTCGATTCCTGTCGACCCAGTCAATTAAGGAGTTCAAATGAGCTCAAGTAATCTAAGTTCAGCAACCAAGACTGCCGATGGGCAGCTGGTTTCTGGTCGTACACGTGTCGCGGGCATTTACTACACTTGCACTAACACTGGCTCTTCTTTTACGCTTAAGAATGGCACCAGTGGGTCTGCGACAGCGCTTGTGTCGATCACAACACCCGCTGCAGCAGGGGGCTATGACATCATCATCCCGGACATGGGCATCCTGTTTGATGGTGGCGTGTATCTAGACGTAAATGATGCCGAAGTCACCAGCGTCACGGTGTTCTTTTACGGCGGCGCTGCTGCAGCTTAAGGGGTAGAGCGTGGCAAAGAAGGGCATGGGCATCGCTACGTCGGTCAAGTCGGGCAACTTTCGTTCGACCAAGTCTGGTGCGGGCATGACGGAAAAAGGCGTTAAGGCCTATCGTAAGGCTAACCCCGGCTCTAAGCTTAAGACAGCAGTTACGGAAGACAGCCCGAGTCCTGCGCGAGCCAAGCGTCGCAAGTCTTTTTGTGCACGGTCCGAGGGCCAGATGAAACAGTTCCCAGAGGCTGCGAAGGATCCAAATAGCCGTCTTCGTCAAGCTAGAAAAAGGTGGAAATGCTAAATGGAAATGATGGTCTGGAACATCGTCCTCAGTGCGGCGGTTGGATTCATGGGCTTTTTGGTCAAAGGGAAGTTTGACGAGCTCCAGCGCATCAGTATCTTGTTAAACAAGACAAGAGAGGAGATGGCGCGTGATCATATTACTCGAGCCGAGTTCCGTGCGGACATGCAACAGATTCTGGATCGTTTCGACCGGCTTGAGAGCAAGATTGACCGCATGATTGCGGAGCATAAGCACCATGCCTAAAGCAGCCACAAAGTCCAAGGTCAATCAAGCGGGTGTCTACACGAAGCCTGCTATGCGTAAGGCGCTCTTTAGCAAGATTAAGGCTGGCGGTAAGGGCGGAGATCCGGGCGAGTGGTCCGCGAGAAAAGCACAAATGCTCGCTAGAGAGTACAAGGCAAAAGGCGGGGGCTACAAATCATGAAGGACCCCCAACAATCCTTGAAAGACTGGGGAGCACAAAAATGGCGTACAAGTTCTGGTAAGCCTTCGAAAGGTAAGCTACGATACCTTCCAGATGCAGCGTGGAAATCCTTGAGCCCCGCCGAAAAAGCGGCTACCAACAAGGCAAAAGCTGCTGGGAATAAAGCAGGAAAGCAGTTTGTCAAGCAACCCAAACGCATCGCCAAAAAGACGGCAGCGTACCGATAGGAGCATGTATTATGATGGAAATGAAGAAGACTAAAGCCAAGGCTCCTAAGGCCGGTGGCAAGCTTGAAATGGTTATGAAGGGTGGCAAAAAGGTTCCTGCTTTTGCTGCTGATGGCGTGGGCAAGATGAAAATGGGTGGCATGGCAGACAAGTCTGGTCGTGCCTTGATGCGTAAGACGGCTGATGCAAAAGGCCGTGCAATGAAAAAGGGGAAATAAAATGGCTGGACGTGGAATGGGTTGTGCCACCCGTGGCGGCGGTGCGGTAGAAAAAGGTCCTAAGAACAAAATGATTTCCGAGACCAGCAAAAAAACTGGTCCGGTCATGATGTCCGAGGGCGGCATGATGAGCCCACGCAAGAAGATGGCAATGGGCAAGGCCCCCAAGAAGATGATGGGCGGCGGCATGATGAAATACCGTAAAGGTGGGATGGCCTGCAAGTAAATGGCGACATCGGGCACGACGACATTTGACCTTTCGATTGATGATTTAGTCGAAGAGGCCTTTGAACGCTGCGGCATGCGAATGCAGAGCGGCTATCAGTTGTCGTCTGCCCGTCGTTCGTTAAACTTGTTGTTTTTGGATTGGGCCAATCGAGGTCTAAACCTTTGGACTATTGAGCAAGCAACGTATGCCTTGACTCAAGGTATCAATGAGATTTCTTTGGCGACCGATACGGTCAACGTTCTATCTGCAGTTATCCGACAAAATATTGGCGGTAGCAACACGGATATTAATATTGAGCGTATCAGCCGGGAAGAGTATTTGAATGTCCCTGATAAGACGACTCAGGCGCGTCCGGCACAGTTTTATGTGCAACGAACCAACGTGCCCAAGGTATTCTTCTACCCTGCAGCAGATCAAAGCTATACTTTTGTGTACTACCGCATTCGAAGGATTCAAGATGCTGGGGATTACACCAACACTGCGGATGTCAACTTCCGCTTTCTTCCTTGCCTTGCGGCGGGACTGGCTTACTATTTGTCTCTCAAGTACGCTCCTGATCGTACTGCTGGCCTGAAGGCGCTTTACGAAGAAGAGTTTGCTCGAGCCGCCGCTGAGGATAGAGACACAGCGAGCACTTATTTTATACCTGAGCTAGGGGTATGACGTGGCTTATGCAACCGGCAGATATTCGTACGGCCTGTGCGACTATTGCGGGCAGCGATATCCATACAACGTCTTAAGAAAAAACTGGGAAGGCTTCAAAGTCTGCCCGGACGACTATGAGCCAAAAGAGCCGCAGCTTGAGCCGTTGAAATATCGCGGGGATGCAATTGCCCTTTATGAGCCTCGTCCTGATAGAATAGAGCCGGTTGTAGTGTATTTGGGACTTCCCGGCGATGCTGCATTCCAAAGTATTGGTAGCGCGAACGACACTGTCAACATGAAACCTTTTCCGCCACAGTCCCCTGTAATGGGGGTTGGGGCAATCGGCACTGTTACGATTGTGATCTCATGAACTACAACGAACTTGTTACCAATATTCGAAACTACACTGAGGTAGACAGCAATGTCTTTTCGGACTCTGTCATTAACACGTTCATCACTATGGCAGAGAATAGGATTCTTCGGGACATTGATCTTGACGTCTTCAAGGTTGAAGTGACCGGGGCCATGACGCAAGGGATTAAATTTCTTGCTGCTCCCTCGGATATCCTGACTCATCGATATATGATGATCACGAACAATGGAAACCAAATATTCTTAGATTTTAGGGACACATCCTTCATGAAGGAGTATTGGTCGGATGGAACAGACGAAGGAGTCCCAAAGTACTACTCTGTCTGGGACCAGAACACTTTCTACATCGCTCCTACACCAAATGCTAATTTTGCTGTAGAGCTCGGCTATATCTATCGTCCGACCCAGCTTTCTTCTACAAATCAGGCCACATGGATTAGCACAAATGCTCCTGAAGCGCTACTTTATGCCTGTTTAATTCAGGCCTACAGTTATACCAAAGGCCCTCTCGAAATGCTTCAGTATTTTGAAAATAGCTACAAGCAGGCAATTCAAGGACTGGGCATTGAGCAACAAGGTCGCCGTCGCCGTGACGAATATCGTGATGGCATGGTTCGTATTCCAATTAAATCAGACTCTCCGGGTCCGTAAGGTAAGATACAATGGGAAATGAGGGCGGTGTTCTTCTAGGAGAATTTAAAGTAGCCTCTGTTTCAGGTCGAGGCTTTACACCCGAAGAAATTGCTGCTATGACTTTAGAGAAGATCATTTATGTAGGTGAGCATTCTCATCCCGTAGTTCGCGATCAGGCGGAGGCTTTTAAAAAACAAATTGGTCACGTGTTGTTGGATGCGCTGCGGCAAGCCGTTCGATCTCATAACACAACTCTTTCTAACCGCCTCCGCGATGCGGGGCACCCTGAACTTGTGAAACTTTTGGAGAACTGATATGGCCTTCACAACCGCAATGCCTACCTCTTTTAAGGTAGAAATTCTCAAAGCCGTACATAACTTTACCGCATCTACTGGTAATACTTTTAAGATTGCCCTTGGTAAAGCCGCTGCTTCTATTGTTGGTACGTATGGTGCTGCCACCACTAACTACTCTAATTTGACTGGAAACTCTGATGAGCTAGCTAATGGATCGGGTTATACGACTGGTGGTAATACGCTTACTTCAGTCACCCCCGTGGCTGACGGAACTACCGCTGTATGCGATTTTGATAACACAACTTGGTCGTCAGCAACGTTCACTACTTCCGGAGCAATTATTTATAACTCTTCTGCTTCTAACGCTGCAGTTGCTGTATTGAGCTTTGGTGGAGATCAACAGGTTAGCTCTGGCGACTTTACGATTCAATTCCCTGCTGCCGCTGCTTCTACGGCAATTATCCGTATTGCCTAGGGCTGAAATGTGGCAATCACTCCTAACCGAGGTTGGGGAGAAGGCGCTTGGGGCTATAACGGCTGGGGCGGCTACTCTGAAGTCGTTGCTTTGGACGGCTGGAACTCGGTCACGGGCTGGGGTGAAGGCCCTTGGGGCGAGTCATCCGTATCTACTTCTGGTCAAGGAGCGGTAGGGTCTGCAGGGATATTAGTAGCAGTAACTCCAGCAGGGGTATCAGCAACAGGTAGCGTAGGTACAGTAACAGTAGTAACAAGTAGTGCGGTTGTTGGCGTTGAAGGTACGGGGGCGGTAGGGAATGTAACTCCGCTTGTACAGCTTGTTCCCGCAGGGGTTCAGGGTGTTGGCGAGATAAATGCCGTAGCAACAAACACTAGCGACTCAGTAGTTCCTGTAGGTGTAGAAGGTACTGGGTTTGTAGGCACCGTTACTTTCTTGATCGGAACTACGGTAAACGTAAACGGTATATCTGGTGCAGCAAACGTTGGAACTGTAGTACCTAACCCCACAGGGCTAGCAATTGGAATTGTAGGTACCGGCGCAATCGGTACGGTAGCGTTTAAGGTTGATGACCTTGTTGTACCCGAGGGGGTTGCCGGTACCGGGAGCATTGGAGTTGTAACGCCGGTTTACAATGGCGGGGCACAGCCCAATGGTGTTTCTGGATCTTCTGCGGTTGGAACGGTCCAGTTAGTAGTTGTAAACTCAGTAACCGGTGTCTTGGGGGTAGCCGAAATTGGCTCTGTCTCCGTTAAGGTGGATGATGGAATTGTAGTAACCGGGGTACAGGCTGCAGGAGCCGTTGGAACAGTGCTGATTCGTGGATGGTCAACAGTTAATGACAACCAAGATCCAAACTGGCAAAATATCAATGATTCGCAAACGCCGGAGTGGATACCGGTAGCCGCATAGGAGCTTTAAATGACGATTAATCGTACCACTCTTCTTGATCTACCTCTGCCAGTTACAGGGACCGAGTCTGGTACTTGGGGCGACGTAACCAACAATGGCCTGACCGAATACCTTGACATTGCGATTGCGGGGATGGTCTCGCTGACCAGTTCAGACTTCACGACTGGTGCGTTGACGATTGCTACGACTGAGGGCAACTCTAGCGGAACAAATATCGCCAACTCCAGTGCGCAGTATGCGACGCTGAAGGTTTCTTCTCTGGCTGCGAACTCGACGATCACGGCGCCTTCTTCTGCCCGGGCCTATCGGGTGATCAATGCGGATGCGACCTATACGCTGACGGTAAAGGCTTCGGGCCAGACTGGGGTTACGTTTCAGCCCGGGACGACGGGTATTGTGGCCTTTAACGGCACGGACTACGAGATTGTCGGTGTGGTTGGTCCGGCGTCTGCTACGGATAATGCGGTAGTGCGGTTCGATGGGACAACTGGACAAATTGTTCAGAACTCTGTGGTCACAATTGCTGACTCGACGGGGGACATTTCTGGGGTCGGCACTTTAAATGCAACGACAGCGGATCTGACGAATATTGAAGTCACAAACCTGAAGGCTAAAGACGGCACTGCGGCAGGTTCGATTGCTGACTCAACCGGTGTAATTACGATTACTAATGCCCCTGTGGTGTCCGCTCTGACGGCCTCTCAGGCCGTATTTACGACCTCTGGTAAAGCGCTTGTAAGCAACGCAATCACGGGTACCGGCAATGTGGTGATGTCTAACACGCCAACGCTTGTGACCCCCGTTCTTGGAACCCCGACTTCTGGAACTCTGACAAACTGTACTGGCCTGCCCATTTCTACTGGCGTGTCTGGTCTTGGGGCTAACGTAGCGACTTTCTTGGCTACGCCTTCTTCGGCAAATCTGGCCTCGGCGGTATCAGATGAGACTGGCTCTGGGTCCTTGGTGTTTAACACTGCCCCGTCGTTTGCTACCAGCATTACGTTAAATGCACAGGCTCCGGTTCGTTTTGCTGACTCAGACTCATCGAATTATGTGGCTTTTCAAGCGCCTGCAACGGTGGCGTCAAACATAACGTGGACACTGCCTAATGCGGATGGTACGTCGAATCAAGTTCTTACTACGAATGGATCGGGAACGCTTTCTTGGTCTACCCCTGCTGGCGGTGCAACGATTGGTCAGGCGCTAGCGTTTTCAATCATCTTTGGTCTGTAAAGGAGTTCTGCCGTGCTGACTCAAGATCAAATAAAGGCCATGTTTGAATATCGGCCTGATGGTAACTTGGTCAGGCGTGTTGCTGTGTCCGGGAGGGGGAATGGCGTAGGGGTGGTAGTTGGCTGCAAACCCAAACAATTTTCTCGCAACAACAGGTACGTGGCCACAAAAATATCTGGTGAGCATTGGTGTGTTCATCGGCTGATTTATT